GATTGGCAATACTGTTAATGAAATCCCAACAAGTGTAAAGGAATTATTAAGTTCGTATAAAACGATGTTTATATAATGAATTCAGGAAAATTAGATACAAGAGTTTTGATTAAAAGACAATCTAAAACTGTTGATGGGTTTGGTGGTTTTTCATCTACTCTTGCAACACAAACAACGATTTGGGCGATGGTCAATTATACAAGTGGTGATGTAGCAACGAAGAATGGCAAGAGAGATCGAAACTTGGTAATTGAACTAACTGTTAGGAAAAAAACTGCTGATGCTATTGCAACGACAGATCTGTTAGAAATTGAAAATGAAAGTGGGCAATTTCAAATAAATAATATGTTTAATAGCAATTACAAGTATTACACAACAATAACGGCAACAAAAAGGGAGTAATGGATATTAGAGTTAATAAATCTGATCTTAGAAAAGTCAATAAAATGTTTGACAAATTAGATGCACTTGGCAATAAAGGGGTTGATATGATAATTGACAAAAATGGATTATTAATATCAAGAGAAATAAAATTGCCACCTATTCCAGTTGATACAGGTAATTTAAGAAACAATGTTGTTTATAATGCACAAGACAAAGCAATTGAATCTAAAGCACCTTATTCAGGGTTTCTTGAATTTGGTACAAGATTTCAAAAATCACAACCTTATTTCTTTAATAAAATAAACTTAGGATTAAAAAGGTTAATGTTAGATTTAAACAATGCAATTAAAAGAAGTTTAAGATGAAAGAACCAATACGATTTATAAGACAAAAAATATTTACACTTTTAAATGGGAATGTAAGTTATGGTGGTGCAAATATACCTGTATATAATCGTGTGCCATCTTCACAAAGCGAACCTTATATAATTGTGTATTCTGCTGATTCTGCACAAACAAATCAAAATCAAAGTGATTTTATAGTAGAATGTATCACAAGAATCGAGGTCGTCACTGCTTTCTTTTCTGATGATGGTGGAGAACTACAAGTAAATGATATTGTAGAATCTATTTTAGAACTAATTAAGACATCTACGACAGATTACTTTGACCTTACATCAAACAATTTTAATGTGTTTACAAGCAACATTAACGGAGTTGCTTATAGTAATGATGATGATGATGAGAAAACTTATTACAGAGCAATTATTGACATTGCAAACAGAGTTCAACAAAATTAATAATTATGGCAAAATCTAAAAAAGAAAACTTTAGTACAAATATATCTTGGAAAGAAGCATTTGGTTCTGCAACTGCTAAAAAATTAAAAATCAAAAACACACCTAACGGTGAACAATTAGCGAATATGAAAATATTGGCAGAGGAGTTTTTTGAACCTTTAAGAGAAAAAGTAGGTGAACCAATTATAGTAAATAGTTTTTTTAGATCACAAGAATTAAATAATGCTATTTCAGGTGCTGCTGCAACATCACAACACATTAAGGGTTGTGCAATAGATTTAGATGCTACTGGCATTACTAATTGTGAATTATTTTATATAATTAAAAATGAAATGGATTTTGATAAACTTATTTGGGAATTAGGTGATGATAATAACCCTGCTTGGATTCACATTTCTTATGTAAAAGGAAATAATCGAAAGTTAGTGTACCAAGCAAAAAGAAAAGAGGGGAAAGGTTATTCTACATATACTCATTTTGACTTAGATATTGATTACGATGCTGAAACTTCTTAAAAAACTCTTAGGGTTTAAATCAAATGATAATATTGGTGGGCTTGGTCTTGAAATAAGAGAACTTATCAAGGGGAAAGAGATTGATCCACAAACATTAATTGAACTACAAGCACAAATTAACGAACAAGAAGCCAAGCACAGAACAATTTTTGTAGCAGGTTGGCGACCTTTTATCGGTTGGGTATGTGGATTTGCACTTGCATATAATTTTGTATTAAGAGATTTGCTTGTTTGGTATGTTGGAGTTGAATCAGCACCCCCTGCCCTGCAAATGGAACATTTAATGACAGTTTTAATAGGTATGCTTGGTCTTGGAGGAATGAGAACTTTTGAAAAGTTTAACAACAAGTCAAACTAATGGCACGAAAAGTATTTGTTTCTTATATTGAAAAGCCAAAGAAAAAAAGACCTGGTCGCCATAGTAAAAATGCAAGTAAAGGTCAATCAGGTTACAAAAAAAAATATCGTGGGCAAGGTCGAAAGCATTAATAATTAATTTGTTATTTTTGTAATAAATTATTACTTATGTCAAACGATTTATATTATTCAGGAAATTATCAGAAAGCAGCATTCGGTGAATTTGGTTTAAGAATCATAGCTTCAGGTGGTACAAGTACAGTTGGTGAGAAATACAATGCTATTCAAGCAATGGAAGATTCTACGATAACTTGTACAAATGCAGCAACAGGTGGAGATACTGCGATAACAAGTTTAGAATTATCAGCAGGGATTATTATATATGGAACATTTCATACAATAAGTTGTGCAGCAGGAAAAGTAATTGCTTATATCGAATAGTATGTTAGGACTTGGATTAAATTTAGCAAAAATGGGCAATAAGGTTGCTATTGCTATTCAAAAAGTAAGACAATATTGGAATAAGAATCAACAAAAATGGGAAAATGTAAATAAAAATTGGGAATCATTATAAAATAAAAAAATATGGCAAGTTTAACAGGTAATAAAATAAAAGATACTTATACATCACTACTTAAGGTGGGTGATAATTCTACAATAGATGGTTCAGCACAAGCACTTACTGATGGTGCAGGTAATGCACTTGGTCTAACATTAACAAATACTGGAATTATTGTTTCTACTAATAAAGGAACATTAATTGGTACATCATCAACTGGTGAGGTAAGTTCTACAATGATTGCTGACAATGCCGTAACTGCCACACAATTAAACATTAGTGGGAATGGTACAAGTGGACAATTAATTCAATCAGATGGAGATGGATCGTTTAGTTATACTGCTGCTTCAAGTGGAGATATCACAGGTGTTACGGCAGGAACAGGTTTATCAGGTGGGGGAACGAGTGGTGCAGTGACTGTAAGTTTAGGTGCTTCAACTACAAATTCTTTTACAATGGGTGGAAATGGTTCTACAGGTGGGGTTACTGTTAATGATGGTTCAATACAAGTAAGAACAGGAACAGGTAATGTAGCAGAAATGAGAATGTATTGTGAAAGTTCAAATGCACATTATCAAACGATTAAAGCTGCACCACATAGTGCAGCAAGTTCAGCAGTATTAACTTTGCCAACTGCAACAGGAACACTTGTTGCTACTGGAGATACAGGAAGTGTAGCTGCAGGAATGATTGCTGCAGATGCTGTAGGATATTCTAAGTTAGGTGCAGAGTTTACATCAATCGTTGCATTAGGTTCAGGAACAGAGGTAAATTGGGCAAATGGTCAAGTATTTACTAAAACATTAGGTGCTAATACAGCTTTAACATTTACTGGTGTACAAACTGGTATGCAGATAAATTTAGTTATTAGTGGCAATTATTCTTTGACATTACCAACAAGTGTAAAAGAAATAACTGCAAATTATGCAGGTGCTGATGGAGAACAATTAATAAGTATAGTTTCCACAAATGGAAATACAGAACAATTCGCAACAATAAATAAAGTCGTATAATATGAAAGCAGTAAACAACGAAGGTGTAATAACATTTTATCAATCATTACCAAATTCATTTAGATCATCAACTGGATTGCATTTAAACACAAAAGGGTGGACTGAAGATGAAATGGAAAACAATGGTCTTTTTGATGTAATTATAGATGATAGTTATGATTCAAGGATTCACGATTTAGGTGAAATATATTGGGACACAGAAGCTACTTGTTTTAGAAAAGACATATCTAATAAAACATTTAGTAAATCATTAACCGAATTAAAAGAACAAGCGATTACCAATTTTAAACATAGAATAGGTGGTGAACTTGCAAAAACAGATTGGTACATTATTAGAAAAGCTGATAATGGAACAGAAGTGCCACAAGAGATAGCTGATGCAAGAGAAGATTTAAGAGAATTATCTGATACAACTGAAACTGAAATCAATGCTTTAAGTGCAAAAGGTGCAGTTATTACATACGATTTCCCAAACATTTAATAAATGGGTTTAAATAAAAGATTAATTGGTGCAGGTGCTACTGCAAGTGGTGCATTAACTCCAGGTGAAAACTTTAAGGCAGTTACTTATACAGGTAATGGTGGAACTCAATCAATTACAGGTGTTGGCTTTAAACCTGACTGGGTATGGATTAAAAGAAGAAGTAACACAGAGAACCATAGTATTATGGATTCTACAAGAGGTGTACAAAAAGAATTAAGCTCAAACTCTCAAAATGCAGAACACACCACTACTAATGGATTAAGTTCTTTTGATACAGACGGATTTACAGTTGGGGCTAATAATGGACAAAATACTTCTAATGAAACTTATGTAGCTTGGTGTTGGAAAGCAAACGGAGGAACTACAACATCAGGAACAGGAACAGGAGGTGTGTCAAGTGTAACTCATCAACTTAATAGTGATGCAGGTTTTTGTATAACTAAATTTACATCAGGTAGCACAGGAGGTACTGCTACACACGGATTAGATTCAACTCCTGATTTTATAATAATGAAAGCTATAAACAGCACACAGGCTTGGTGGATATGGCACAATTCATTTACAAGTGGTAATGATTATTTGCAACTTCAAACAGCTGATGCAAAAGGAAGCAATAGTAATGTTTGGAATGGAACTGCACCAGATGCAAGTAAAGTGACTTTAGGTGCTTGGAATTCTCAAGGTTTTCAATACATAATGTATGCTTTTAAAAATGTCGATGGCTTTTCAAAGATTGGCTCATACACAGGTAATGGAACTACAACAGGACCAATTGTAGAAACAGGATTTGAACCTGCTTTTATATTAATTAAAGATGCAAGTGGTACAGATAACTGGGCAATTGTTGATAATAAAAGAGCAACAACAAATCCAAGACAAACTTGGTTAAGACCTAATTTAAGTAATGCAGAATTTACTAATACTGTAGATTCAATAAACTTTTACTCTAATGGTTTTCAAGTAGCAGGAGGAACAAGTGTATCTAACTTTTTAAATGAAAGTGGTAATACATTTATCTATATGGCATTTGCTGCAGACCCTGACACAGAAGCACCAACACTTGCAGATAGTTTTGGTATACAAACTTGGTCAGGTGATAATAGTACAACAAGAACTATTGATGGGTATGGATTTCAACCATCTTTAGTTTGGGTAAAATGGATAACAGGTAATTATGACCACGCTCATATT